GGCAATGATCCACATCAAGTTTTTTGTCAATCTCATCTTCAGTTATGCCACATATCATGCAAGCATAGCCCTCATTTAATCGCATTTGTTCCCACTGTTCGTAAGTTAACCCATACCGCAACTGCAATTTTTCTGCTTTGCGGTTGCGTGGGGTAGTTGGGCTTGCGCGTTTGTATTCTTGATGACAGGGCTTGCAACGGGCGCTTGAATAATGCTTGTCTGACCATTTGTCAAAAAACTTGTAAAAGTCTTCCAACGGTTTTTCAGCATTACATTTCAAGCAAATTTTAGTCACGGTAAGAGCCCCCAGCTTCCTTGTACTTCTTGGCAACTAATTGGCTTTTACGAGCCGACCATTGGCCTGCGCCAGTACCATGGGTTGCTGCGGCTTTTACTTGAGCCACAATCCGCTTACGCAAACCGGGTTTTGTGTAATTGCCAGCAGCATTAACTTTACCACCATCAGCATACTCGGTGAAGTCGGTGTCATCCTTGCGAGACTTGCGTTTCGCATTAGGCATTTTGCTTGGGCTAATTGCGCCCATACCTCGGGATGACATCATGATTTCACCTCAATACATTTTGCAGCTGGTCTTGCCACGTGAAGCAATACCGTCGGCACGCTTAGAAGCGGTCATGCCACCATTCTTCATACCAAACTTTTCACGAATGCGTTGGCTAACTGAGCGTGTATCGGTTGTACCACTACCGGTTCTAGCCTTGTCACGGCTTGCTTTTGCACGCTCTGCCAAAGACATTTTGGTTACGTCAGTGGAAGCTGCTTTTGGAGCAGGTGCAGATTCGGCCTTAGCAGCAGGTTTAGCAGCGGGTTTAGCAGCGACCTTTTTAGGGGTAGCTTTTACCGTTTCAGAAGTGCCAGCAGCACCGCGACTAATAGAGCTTGCAATATCCATTGCTTCGTCGGATTTGTTAGCTGCTTCTTCGGCGTCCAATCCACCGCCTTCGTTGTAACGTTTTCTCATACTTAACTCCTTAGATTAACAAGTTTTACCACCACTGCGCATCACCATAGTGCCACGGGTTTTACCGCGTGAAGCAATGCCATCAGCAGACTTAACGTAGCCGCCTTTTCTTTTACCTACAACTTTATCGTAAGCATCAGTAGCAGCAGCTGTATCTTTGGCAGCTTGGGCCTCTTCCATAGCAGCCTTTTTAGTGTCTGAATAGACCACTTCGTTCAAAGACTCAGGCGTGCGCCGAGGCTTGTACTTCTTCATGCCAGAGGCAGTTGAACTTGCACCCATGATGTGCTCCTTAACAGGTTTTGCCGCCGCGCTTCATGCCCAGAGGTTTAGAACCAGACATCTTGACCATAGTACCTTTAGAGATACCTTTGGATTGAACAGCGTGCTCGCCTTTACCTTTGTTACCGCCAGATTTGACAGCGCCCATTTTGGCTTTGGTAATGCCATTGTTTTTGCTAGTAGCCACAATACCACCTTCTTTCATTAACGACATCTTGCCATGAAGTGTCGTTGGTTTATTAACTCTTTGAAGGTCGGCACGAGACTTAGAAGCCCCTTTACCAAACTTCGTCCCTTTGCTCGCGTCACTAAACTCTTTAGCAACGGATACTGGTATGCCCGCAGCTTTTGCAAACTTTGGGTTGTGTGCAGCGGCGTCCATGAAACGCTTTTGTTTTGCGCTAACTGAGGGCACTTCGATGCTCCTTCATAAAGTCGTCAATCTTGCTTTCTAAGCGATCAAGACGCGCTAACACCCGGTTGATGTCATTGTGCACATCAGCTTTAGTTACAAACTTTTCAGCGTTCTCTTCTCGAGTTTTGCTCAAAAGGATGCCTAAACGTTTTACTTCGTCGTGTGACACTTTTACCCAAAACACCAACAGTGCTGAGGCAAACGAAAGAACAACGTTCCAAACCATTAAGTCCATGTCAGCACTTCCATGCTCTAAGTGATTTGTTTATGCGTGAGTCTGGGTCTTTGGCGGTTTTGGGGGATGTCAATTTCTTTTTCATCCCTTCCATCCTCGCACAGAAAGAGTCGCGCCGGGAGCCGCCTTCTGGCTGGGGAGGTTTCAAGTTCATGCCTTGCTTTTTCGCGGAGGCTCGTCCCTTGGCGTTCAAGCCGCCCTTCTCGGACTTGCCTTCTTTCCTCTGCCATGCTGGTGTCTTAGCCATAGAAAATTGTCACTTTTGCAGAAGTTGGCACTGTTACGTGAATATCTGTCGTAAACAGAATACCTTGTCCGGGAATAGGCAACCCAATTGGTTGGGTGCCCGTACCGATATTAAAACGCAGGCGAATAGTGCCGCTGGCTCCGCCATCACGGAAAATAATATCTCCTGCTGTACCCCCAGAAATACACTGATAACCTCTAAGGCGAGTACGCGCCGACACCATAGTGCCTGTAGCTTCTATGTGCGCCGATAGGACGTCTGTTTGCATTGTCATAATCAATCTCCTTTAAAAACGGGGCCGAAGCCCCTTGGGTTGATTAGGCAGTACGGGTAAACACGTACGCTGTTGCGCTTGAGAACATGATGGTGAAACGGGCAAGGCCAGTAGCGCCAGAGGCCACTGTCAGGTCACCAAAGCTACCGGGGGTGTCAGCAGCGGCGCTGGACAAAATGCCGTTGGTCGCAACAGCGATGGTCACCGTGTTGGCACCGGCAGTGTTGTCGATGTACAGGTCCATCACGGTACCTCTGGAGGCACCAAGGGCAGTGCCAAGGTCTGTGCCAGTGGGCAAAGTGATGATTGTAGCGGCCGCCGAGGTGGAGGTGATGTAGCCAGTAATAACTTGTGCGGCAGTGGCTGTAGCCGTAGCATTAATTGCAGCGGTTGTGGGGTGATTTTGATCGGTGAAAACCAGATTTGTGGCCGTTACATTTGTAGCAGCCAGAGTAGTCACGCTGGTGGTAGCACCGAATGTAGCGTCAACCGTAACTGCGCCAGTGGTGGCGTTGATAGAAATGTCTTGAAAACCATTTACGGAACGAACTGGGCCGTTAAACGTGGTATTTGCCATGATATGTCCTTACATGCAAGTTGTGGTGTTCTGTCTGCATGTCGTCAGCCGGGACTGTCAGAACACCGGATAAGCCCGGAATGAAGTCAATATACACCAAAAGAAAAGGGGGCACAAGGCCCCCTCTTCGTTTTTATCAGGTAGAACCTGAAGAACCCCACATACCGAGAGGATCAGACCAGCCGAAGCTATAACGCTCACGAGCTTTATAGCGAACGTTACCGGTGTCGAAGTCGCCGTCCATGCTGTTTTGCAGCGGTGTACGAACGAAGTGCTTCAGACCGTTAGGCACGTCTGTGGTCAAGAACCAAGCGTTAGTGTCGGTCAAGAAGTGATTGACAGTGTAGCCTTCAGGGATAGCGCCCATCTGCTTGATAGCATTGATGTCGTTATCGGCTGTAGCAACACGCAACTCAGTGTCCAACAGGCGCTTGGCCGTGAACATCAAAGCTGGGGGAACAATCAACTTCTTGGGCTTAGCAGCGATCAGCAAACCACGCTCGTCTGTCCAAGCAGCGATCTGAATAACGGCGGCTTCCAAAGAAGTCTCGTTCAAATCAACTTGGGTGCCGGGTGTGTTGCTGTTAGTGCCACCAGAGATCAGGGGGTGCGAAGCACTGAACAAAGCCACGCCGTCGCCACCGGGGTAGCTAGCGGAGAAGCCGTTGTTCAAGACTGCAGCAGCCTTAACCTGTTTTGTGTAAGCCATAGCACGAGCCAATGACTTGGTGTAACGAGCAGACAAGCTGTCGTACAAGTTATCTTCAATCGCTTCTTCAGTGATTGAGAAACCCAAGGCGATGGTTTCGTGTGTATAGCGTGTAGACCAAGCTTCTTGCGCATTGTCATAAGCAATGGCAGAGCCCTCGTTCTTCACCGGAGCGGCGGAGAATCCAGACAGTTTGGTCTCTTCTTCGAAGGAACGCTCAGAGGTCTCTGTTTCGTAGATCTCTTTGTGTTCTTCACCGTAACGAGCATACTCCATACCGAACAAGGCGTTCAGACCGGGGAGCAACTCTTTCAGCAGTTGTGCGCGTGAAATAGCCATGATTTAGCTCCTTGATTAAACGCCAAGCGGGTTGAGATACTGATGACCACCAGCGAACGTAATTACGTTTGGAGTGCCTTCAGCAAGAGTGAAGTAAGGTGCGTTCCATTTGACAATCAGTTCGCAGAAGTTGCCAGATGAATTGGCAGTATCAGGAACAACGTCAATAATACGGATAGGCAACGAAGGTGTAACTGTAGCGCCGTCTGTGTAGACGCCGATAGCAGAGTCACCAGTGAAGGTACTACCAGTATTTTGGACCAACTGAGCGTTACCGCCAATGACGGTGCGACCCAAGAACGCAGGTGTCAAGCCGTTACCGTCTTCAGTAGCGCCAGCAACCAACACAACCTTGAACAGCTGGTCGGGATCATCTGCTACGTAAGCAGTAATCACGGTGCCAGTTGGCGCGGTAGTGCCAGATGGGAAGTACTGAGAGAAGATCACTTGACCTTGTGCATTGACAAAGGAACAACCCATGAACACACCGCAAGGTGTGGCCGTAGATTCGCCTACATCTTTAGCAACAGTGCCACCGGCAATAATCTTCACCACATCACCGTAGAAGATAGCGGGGGTTGTACCGCTAGCAATTACGTATTGGCGAGTTTGACCGGCGTACACCTGACCACCGATCAAATTGATCGGCTTAAGACCGTATGGACGGTCGATGGTGGGATAAGCCATTTAAGACTCCTAAAAATTTAAGAACCAGAACCGAAAGAGACCTTGGTTTTCTTTTCTGAGAAAAGGGGCATCCGAGGATCACTTTCACGAAGGAAATTGTTGTCTACTGAGTCCATCTGAGCTTTGTTTTGTTTGGAGTAGTACTCCATACGCTGTTTCAAAAACTCGTCAGGGATGCGGCAGAGCAACAAACCGCCCACTTCAATGTTGCCTTTAAAGCGACCTTCCGTGGTAGCGTGCATCATGAGTTCGGGATAATCTTCTGCTTTGCAGGGTTCATATCCTTCACGTAACTTAGAAGAAATGTTGCTTGGATCGGCAGTACCCATAGTACTTGTGCGCACCCAACGGTGCGACCAACCTTGACGTGGGTCAGGGCTAGGCAGGACTTCAGGAGGACGCCACATTTCTGGGCGCTGCATTACCTGACGCGAATCTGCTTCACGAGCGTTACGGTTTTGTGTCTTTCCAGACGATAGTACTTGATCCATTATTCACCTCTTTTTAGTTGAGCAACCTGTTTAGCGTATTCTTCCAAAGGAACCCCAAGACGGCGAGCGATCGCTGCTTCGGATTGCTTCAGCCTAATACGATTAGGCGGAGTGCTACGTGAGGCCGGAGCCACAACAGTAGCGGGTTTAGTTGCACGGCGCGGAGGTTCATCCTCGTAAGCCGGTTCTGATACCTTTTTCGAAGTTGTATCCTCTTCATCGCTCTGAGCATCTTCAAAATACTCAGGAAATCTTCGGCGCATTGTAGCGTCTACTCGTTTGTAATACTCATCAGAGCCTACAAGGTCTTCGCCCAATTCCCTAGTCAGCTTTTGATGCAACCCGAGGGCGGATGCTGTCATTTCAGGATCGGTACCAAACCAAGTATTTTTGCTCATCCAACGCTCATCACGTTGAGACACTTTTGGTTGATTTGTATCACTTTGTGGTATTTGTACATCTTTTTCTTGAGTTTGTAAAGGCCTCATTCGTTTGGCCTTGTCAAGATTCATAGTTGCACGTGAAACTTCTGCCTGTGCTTCTACGACCGCGTCAGAATCTCCAGACTCGTAAGCCTCTTTGTATCTCTTCTTAGCGTTCTCAAATTCCATCTCGGCAGATGATTTTGCCTTCTCAATGTATGCCTTTGAGCCAGACTGCACTTGCTGTTGTAGTTTGCGGTTTTGTTCCCACAACTGCTTGGCAAGTGTTTCCGCAGCCTCGCGCTCGCGCAGTGCTTCTTCTTTAGCTCTACGCTCGTCGTGATAGCCACGTGTAAATTTCTTAATTCGCTGCTGAACCTTCTCGTCGTACGAGGACAACTCGTCTTCTGTTGGGTCTTCAGGAGGGGTGTCATCGGGCTTGCGGCCACGATCTTTTCTAGGGGTGTCGTCTTCGATTTCTACCTCAAAACCGTCGTCTTCATCCTTTGTATCTACGGGTTTACCCTTAGCTTCTTTTTCGTCGGGAAACTCGAAGTCTTCGCCTTTGTACTCTGTTTGTGCCATGCGTTATCTCCTTATGCTGCACGTGTAATGCCACGGGGGTCTTCCACGACTGCCTCAACCGAGTCATCATTGATGATGCGGAATTCGCGGCCATGGATCTTCAGACGGGTGCCTGAATTTGGTCGGACGATGATGAAATCACCCTCCTTGCAACTCGGTCCACTAGGGAAACGAGTGGTGTCTTTGTATGCGTCTGGGCCGACTTTGACCACAAACAACACAGGTGTGAGCACCTCTTCAAAGTGCATAGACTGGCTAGACTTGATGATGCCAACTTCACTATCTGCATACTCTTGCATAGCCTCGGGGACTACACAAAGTAGATGAAATGTTTTAGGGTCAGGCAACTGCTTAGCCTTGTCTTCAGATGGCTTATTTAAAATGCCAGACAAGTCGACCGCAGCGACGTTAAATTCATTCATCAGATTTCTCCAATCTTTGCACGAGCTCATTAATGATGTTTTCTGCAAGGTTGAGACCTCGGATTACCCCGCAGACACTGCGATAGTCTTCTATGTTGTCGGCTCTACCCGCTGCAATATAGGCTTCTCGCTCTTGTCGATATTTTTCAATTTCCTTGACGACGTGCGCCAATAGTTTGTAGTCGTTCAACATTACCCCTTCTTAGGTTTTTGAGATGCTCTTTGTGCAGATTGAACTGCCATCTGAGCGCGGTGCTTGGCGACTTCAGCGCCAATTCTTGTACCCTCAATAAGCTGTTGCTTCTCGAGTTTGTCTTTTGCAGCGGCAGCGCTTGCACCAACTTGCATTGCCGCGATTTCTTTTTGAGCTTCGATGCGAGATTCTTCAATGCGAATCTGATCTGCTTTGGCCACTGCTTCCATCGCTTGTTTCTGCGCTTTAAGCTGAAGCTCTTGCATCTTGAGCTGCAACTCTTGCTGCTGTATTTGCACCATCGGATCTTGCGCTTGCTGTTGTGCTTGCTGCTGCGCAACTTGTGCTTGAGCGTTTTGTGTGATCTGCATAGAAGCCTGTGCAGAAAGCTGTGCAACTTGCGCTGCAACTTCTGGAGCCATGTTCTTGCCTTGTTCTTCAGTAGGCAACAAGAGACCAACAGCCTGCTCAACTTCTCTGCGATACGCAAAGCCTAAGTGCTCGTTGATGTGCGCCATCATTGCAGCCACGATCGCCTGACCTTGGGGAGTCTGCTGGATGAGACCCATAATCTTGGGGTTCTGAAGCATTGTGGTGTGCACTGAAATGTGCGCCTCGTGGTCTTGCTCGATAAACGCTTTTGCAGGTTTGCCAGTCAGCACGTTTTGATTCTCTTGCACTGGGTCCGTGGGTGTCTGATCGTCTTCAATCGGCACCAATTTTGCAGCGTTCTTGATACCTAACACTTCAATCATCTGACGATGTAAAAGTGGCAAGTCATACAGCTGTGGTGCTGTCTGTGCTAGCTGAAGTGCAGCTTGATATTGAACAATCTTCTGCGCCATCGTTGCAGCATTTGGATCGCTCACAGGAATCACAGCGACCATGTCGTAGTCAGACTTCTTCGCTTTGCGTGAACCTTCGATTGGCTCGTAGTCGTAGTCTTCTGGTGTGTAGTCAGCGATGATTGCTTTTAAGAGACGGAACTCTTGACGCATTGAGTAGTGCATACGCGCTTGCACAGCGCCCATCACCTTCAGTGTTCTTTCAAGAATAGCCAGTGTTGTACCCACGGGTGCTTGCGCACTCATGTCACTGACGTTCATGTCTCCTGCGGATGCAAACTGCCTACCCTCTTGCACAATGTTCTGGAACAGTGTGTAGAGAACCTGACTGGGTTCCTTGTAAGGCAAAGGCAGGATATTGTCTCTAATGGAACCGCTTGGTACGTCGACATCACGAAACTCGCCCGGTGCGATAGGGGTATCATCGCCCTTGATTCGTAGCCCTCTTGACTTGAGTCCGCCCGGTAAATTACTGAGCGTACCTGCATCAATGAGCTGCCTGATGAGCATGGTCGCGCTCTTCGCATATCCGCCGATAAGGTGAATGAGACCATATCCATAAAAGCCAAACCCCGGTATATATTGATAGTGGACAAAGTGCTGGCGCTTGATGTGGAGCATGTCGCCCTCATACCAATTGCGGCGGATGGCCAAAACTTTCTGCGTGCCCTTCTCAACAGTCACAACATAAGGAAGCGCAATACCTGTCTTCTCGCCATCTTTGTCTTTGTGCTCGTAACCTTCTAGGTCAAGATCAACGTGCATCTCAAGGATACGAAAGCGCTCATCC